CTTCGAGGGCGAGGACAAGAACGGTCGTACCGTCACCAAGTGGGCGCTGGACTTCAACGTCGACGGCGTGATGTACGACAAGATCTGAGGTGCCATGTTTGAGAAGATCGCATATTTCGCAGCCGGAGCTGTCACTGGCGGCCTTGGCGTATATTTCGTTCTTGCTCGCAAGTTCGAGCAGGACTTCCAAGAAGCCACAATCGAGATCAACAAGGAGCTTGCAGAAATTGCTGAAGCGAAGCACAAAGAGCGAGTGGGAGATGGCCCTGATCCAGAGGATCGCGAACCCGATCCTGAGCCGGTGGTACCGAGCGCTACTGTGGACTACTCTCCGACTCCTGTGGAAGATTCCGACCAGGAAGAGGTAACCAAGCGTACGATGGATCGACAGCACTTCGAGGCTTATCAGATCACTGAGGAGGAGTATCGCTCCCCCAAGTCTCAAGAGCATGTCGAGCTCACGTACTATATGGAGGACGATGTATTCGCTGATAACCGGGGGGTTCCTATGCAGGATACTTCCTGGTTCGATAACATCATCAGCGGAATCTCTGCCTCCGATTCCATCATCTATGTCCGAAGCATGAGCCGCCACGCGGACTTCGAGATCACAATTATCGACGACTCGTACGAGCACTCAGTTCTCGGGGTTGAGTACTACGAGGACGAGTAATGATCGAGGCGGCACCGGATAACTCATATTTCGAGTGGCTTGTCGACCGAACCGGAGACACCCGCAAGGCGGAGTGCCCCGAGGAGTCATATTTGAGCCTGCTCGAGATCATGCACCAGACGCCGTTCCGAGTCGAGATCGCGAACGACATCAACCGTGCACAGGATGGTATTGACCTACGTAGGGCGTTCATTCGAGAGAACGACGACGTGTCCTACGTCTGGCTTAACGAGCAGTCTTGCTCCATGCTCGAGATGTTCATCGCTTTGGCCGAGCGTATGGACATGATGCTCGAGGATGACGATACGCCATATTCCCTTGAATGGTACTTCTGGGAGATGGTGAAGAACTGTGGCCTATACGACTACACGGACGAGGTACTGTTCAACCCCCGCCACGAGGAAGAAGTCGACTCCATCCTCGAGAGGATCAACTCGCGGGATTACACCAAGATGGGACACGGATCCATGTTCCCTCTTCGTGCGATCCCGCTTCATGGCGCACGTGATATGCGGAAGGCTGAGCTCTGGGCCCAGATGAATGCCTACGCAAACGAGAACTATATGTAAGGAGCCTCATGGATTTCTACCGAATCTGCGAGCGTACCACAAAGAGTGGAAAGGTGGAAATCTACCCTGAGTTCCTCGTCGGTAGGTCGAGGGATATTCTCATTCAGGGACGAGACTTCCAGGCAATCTGGGATGAGGAGAAGGGGCTCTGGTCTACAGACGAGTTTGACGTCGCTACGTTTGTAGACCGGTCCCTCTTCGAGCACCAGAAGAATCACAAGGGCCAGATTGAGACCGTTGTGAAACCACTGTCTAATTACAGCAATGGACTATGGACCAGCTTCCAGACTTGGAAGTCCAGGATCCCTGACAACGGGCAGGAGCTTAATGCCAAGCTTATATTTGCAGACAGTACTCCTAGAAAGGAAGACTATGCAACTGCAAGGCTGCCATACTCTCTCGAGGAGGGCGAGCCGGTCGCTTGGGGAACTCTCATTGGAACTCTATATGATGAGGATGCTCGACGAAAGCTTGAGTGGCTCATCGGGTCCATCGTGGCTGGAGACAGTAAGCGGATACAGAAGTTCGCCGTCTTGTATGGCCCCCCAGGATCCGGTAAGTCTACCGTCCTCAATATTCTGGAACTTCTATTCCAAGGATACACAACTACTTTTGATGCAGGAGCACTTGGATCCAAATCAGATCAGTTCGCAACCAGCACTCTTGGTAAAAGTTCGCTCGTGGCCATCGATCAAGACGGGGACCTCTCAAGAATCGAGACCAACGGTCTACTCAATAGCGTGGTCGCACATGAGACGATTCTCATCAATGAGAAGGGAGTTAAGCGATACCCTAAACGGATTAACGCACTCCTTTTCATCGGCACTAACAAGCCTGTCAAGATCACTGACTCCAAGTCAGGAATCATCCGAAGACTGATTGATATCTCCCCCACCGGACAAACAGTGGGGGCTGATGAGTATCAGACGCTGATGACGCAGATCCGAGATGAGCTTGGTAAGATCGCTAATCATTGTCTTGGGGTTTATCGGAGTCTTGGTAAGCATTACTATGACGCCTATAAGCCTCAGGACATGATGCTCAGGACGAATGTGCTCTACAACTTTGTCGAGGAGAATTATCTCACCTTAAAAGAAGAGCCATACATTAGTCTCACGATGGCTTACAAGCTGTATAAGGAGTACTGCAGTGAGAGTAATATCCCGTACCCGAAGAGCCGATATATCTTCCGTGAAGAACTCAAAGATTACTTTGACAAATTTCATTCACGTGTACGGACAGGAGACGGTAGACTATGCAACGTCTATTCCGGCTTCCGGGATTACCTACTGGATCCTCCCGAACTCGAGGCTTCTCCAGAGGAGCCATATTCACTCGACCTGGATTCTTCCGAATCCCTACTCGATGGGTTACTCGGAGAGTGCCCCGCCCAGCAGGCAGGGGAGAACGGTACTCCACAATTTCGATGGAAGAACGTACATACCCTGCTGAGGGACATCAATACACATGAGGTCCACTACGTCAAAGTCCCCGAAAACCACATCGTCATCGACTTTGATATCAAGACGGACGGTAGGAAGGACCTTAATCGAAACCTACAGGCCGCCTCAGAATGGCCCCCTACCTACGCCGAGACCAGTCAAGGTGGTAATGGAGTTCACCTCCACTACATCTACGACGGAGACCCTTCCGAACTGGCGAGGCTCTATGACGAAGACATTGAGATCAAGGTCTTCACGGGTGATTCCTCTCTGAGGAGAAAGGTCACCCACTGCAACAACATCCCGGTGGCTCATATTTCAGAGGGGCTACCGTTTAAGGAGCAAAAGGTGATCAACAAGACCACCATGGCCAACGAGAAATCTATCCGAGATCTTATCGAGAGGAATCTCAGGAAGGAGATCCATCCCTCAACAAAGCCATCGGTCGACTTCATCGCTAAGATCCTCCGTGACGCCAAGGAACAGGGGATGGTGTATGATGTCAAGGACCTGAAGCCTCGGGTGCTGGCATTCGCTATGAACTCGACGCATCAGGCTGAGGCGGCTATCAAGACAGTGATGGAGATGCCGTTCACCAATGAGGATCCCGAGGAGAAGACCGTGGGATTCCCGAGTGGCGAGCTGGTATTCTTCGACTGTGAGGTCTTCCCGAACCTGTTCCTCGTGAACTGGAAGGTGAAGGGTAATCCGACGGTACATCGGATGATTAACCCCACCCCCGAGGAGATCGAGGCCCTCTGTGAGATGCGGCTTGTCGGCTTCAACTGCCGTAAGTACGACAACCATATTCTCTATGCTCGTACACTGGGCTTTAACAACGCCAAGCTGTATGACTTGAGCAAGCGGATCATCGAGAACAGCGTCACTGCTGGGTTCGTCGAGGCCTATAACCTGTCCTACACCGATGTGTACGACTTCGCAGCTACCAAGATGTCCCTCAAGAAGTGGGAGATCGAGCTTGGTCTGCATCACCAGGAGCTCGGCTTGCCTTGGGACGAGAATGTCCCCGAGGATCGCTGGGAAGAGGTGGCAGAGTACTGTGATAACGATGTTATTGCGACCGAGGCGGTATTCGATCACCTCCATGCGGACTGGCAGGCCCGCCTTATGCTGGCCAAGCTGTCTGGTCTGACTCCTAACGACACGACAAACAAGCACAGTCAGTTCATCATCTTCGGGAAGAATAGGAATCCACAAAGTGAATTCATTTACACCGATCTCAGTGAGCAATTCCCTGGCTATCGGCACGCTTTCGGCAAGTCTACCTATCGTGGGGAGGAGGTCAGTGAGGGCGGATACGTCTATGCCGAGCCAGGAATCTACGTCGACGTCGCACTTCTCGACGCTACGAGCATGCATCCCACTTCAATCGAACGCCTTCATCTCTTCGGAGACCGATACACTAAGCGTTTCAGCGAGATCAAGCAAGCCCGAGTAGCGATTAAGCATCATGATGATGCAACTGCCAGAACATTGCTCGATGGGGCCCTGGCCCCCTTCTTGGAGGAAGGCGTCGACTACGAGGCCCTGGCCTTCGCACTCAAGATCGTTGTCAATTCCGTGTACGGCCTCACTGCGGCGAAGTTTGCCAATCCTTTCAAGGACCCGCGGAATGTGGACAATATTGTTGCGAAGAGAGGCGCGCTCTTTATGGTAGACCTCAAGCACTTCGTCCAGGAGCAGGGCTTCGACGTTGCTCACATTAAGACCGACTCGATCAAGATCCCGAGGGCTACTCCAGAGATCATCGAGAAGGTCATGGAGTTCGGCAAGAAGTACGGCTACACCTTCGAGCACGAGGCTACTTACGACCGTATGTGTCTCGTGAACAAGGCCGTCTATGTCGACTACGAGGATGGGAAGTGGAGTGCTACCGGTGCCCAGTTCCAGCACCCCTATGTCTTCAAGGAGCTCTTCTCGAAGGAGGAGCTCGATATCAAGGACGTGGCGGAAACCAAGAGCGTTACCACCGCTCTGTATCTGAATAACGGAACAGAAGAGAAGCCAGAGATGGAGTTCGTCGGTAAGACCGGCGCCTTCGTCCCCGTGAACCGTGGAGGCGGGATCCTTCTCCGCGAGAAAGATGGTAATTACCATGCCGCATCAGGCAGTACCGGTTACCGGTGGGTACAGTTCGAGTCCTTCAAGGAAGCCCACGCAGACGACTGGAAGGAATGGGTCGACTGGAGTTACTTCGAGGGTCTTGCTGACGATGCAAAGGCTGCGGTGGGAGAATTCGGCGACTTCGAGGCCTTCACCCTTGGAGCTTGAACCGTATATCTGGAACGGAGACAATGATGGCTGATCTGATCAACAGCTGGCTTCCTTACCAGGAGCTCTCGATCGAGAAGGACCGGGATCCTGTTCTTGATGATGAGATCATCTACGGGAACCACGTCAAGCACTTCACGCTGACGGTATATTCTCCTGAGGGACGGGTCAACAAGTATTGGAATGCCCGTATCCTCAAGGACCAGTTGGGTTACTGCCGAGTAGCCTGCCCTCGAGAGAAGAAAATCCTGTGTTTCAACTGGGTTAACTGGACCGCGTATATGTTCTCCCACGATGGGATGAACGAGCTGGTCTTAATGCCCGACGCTAGGCGCAGGACGGTCTCTCAGCTCTCATTTGATAACGTACCTGTGAAGGAGGTGAAGTGACATGTGTGGACACTGGATTATCGTCCGTGGCCCTTTCTGGCAGCGGTACTGGATGTATGTCCAGGACGCAGCCTGCGGTCGTCGTAACTGGACCTGACATATCCTGACAAAAAACCCCCGGGTCTGCAAAAGGGCCCGGGGGTCCGCGTCAAAAACCACGGGTATTATGAGACCCCTCTACTCGAAAGGAAAACTCATGCTACCTGTCGCAAAGACCGTCATCACTGGAATCTCCTCCCTTGGTGCTGGTATGATTGCTAGTAGCCTTTTCCAGCCATTCTACAAGAACGCAAATGGAATCCAAAAGATTCTCCTTTGGTTCGGTGGATTTGGCTTGGGAATTGCCGCTAGTAATGTCGTCCAGCGCGAAGTTGGAAAGTCCTTCGATGAGACCGTTGGAGCCATTAAGGAAGCTCGAGACCACATCGAGATCGAAGACTGATCTCCAGTTTATACCCCATTAACTTGGGGTATAGGCTTTTCTGAAAGGAGCACACATGGGAAAGATTGTCGTTCACGAGAAGCGACTGACTATTGACGGCGACTTCCTCTCGCTTGAGGACTGCTTTGAGGCGTTCCGACGCAGTGTCGAGTATGCAGAGAGTCACGACATTGACGACACCCTCGTCATCTCGAGCTCGATCGACACGGTTGAGTTCCAGCGAGCGAACGGGAACAGCGTCCTCGCAACCTATGACGATATTCACAAGGTGCTGATCATGCGCCTCTTCCTCAACGAGGGGGACGTGGTGATCAAGCCGATCTATATTTACAACCACAGCGAGTACCAGACGGCCTGCAGCTTCATGCGACAGGTGCTTGGTGGGCAGCTTGATCTTAAGAAGGAGTGGCTTGCATGAGTCGGAACACCAAGAGCGTCATTGATTTCTTCACCCCCGACGGCCAGCTTCGAGAGGAGGCTGGCGAGTTCGAGGGGCTGGACCTGGAGCCCTTCATCGACAAGCGGTCCAAGGTCACGCCCGCTTTCTCCAGCGCGCTCATGGGTGTGATGCACTTCGACCTCGAGAACGATGTTGAGGTTAGCTTCTACCGCCAGCCGCACTGTGTCTTTGGGGAGATCTCTTACCCCAACGGTATCAAGACGATACTCTTCAAGTGCCGCCATCGCAAGAACCTCACCGGGTTCATCCGTAAGGTACTGGAGATCGGATCCTGGGACACTACTCGAGTTCACACTGACTTCCGTATTCACGCCGACTTCTAAGGAGAACACAATGGCACGACTTGGCAACATCACTATCGAGAACGCCCGTATCTTCTTCAAGGACTTCTCTGCCTCTGGTCCTTTCGCCGGTGGCACGAAGCGAACCTTCTGCGTTGAGATTCCCGAGGACATGGTTTCTGCTCTCGAGCGAGACGGGTGGAATCTAAAGACCCGGGAGTCTCGAAATGACCCGGATGCTGTGATCCACTACCTCAAGGTGGAGGCGTCTTACCGGGCCCGGCCTCCAAAGATCGTCTGTATCCCGAACCTGACTCGACGGAAGGTTTACATCAGCGAGCAGACAATCGACTCTCTGGACTATGTCGAGATCCTCAATGTGGATCTCACTATCAATCCATACCAGTGGGAGGCGAATGGGAACTCCGGCGTCAAGGCATATCTGGGAACCATGTATGTCACGATCGCCGAGGACCCGCTTGACGCTAAGTACGCTGATGAGGAGGTGGCTGCCTGATGCGACGCTACGGACTCTTCAACTTCCTGTTCGACGTCTTCATGGTCTCGGTGACCGGAGGATTCTGGCTCATCTGGATCTTCATCAGGGAGATGCGACGCGGCTGATTTTATACCCCGGGGTCTGTAAAAGGGCCCCGGGGTCCCCCACTTATAGAAAGGATACACGTGGCTAGCCGACTTATCGTCAGTGCTGATGATATTCTGAAGGCGGTCAAGGAATCAGAGGAGTTCGAGAGGAAGGCCCTCTCTGAGGCTCGGAAGCGAGATCGAGCTGAGGGTAAGGAACCTCGGGAGACTCTGTATCCAAACCCGGATCTTAAGCCTGGTCGAGAGATCGTGCTCGACTACATCAAGAACCCGGAGCGTCGTCGTACACCACGGTGTTCCGTTCGCCTTGAGAAGCGTACTGCGAATAACAGCTATCGCTTCATTGTTGACGTCTCTCAGGTCCGGAACCGAGAGCTCGCGGATGAGATCGAGAAGGATCTCTTCGCATTCATGGACTACATTCTCGACGAGTACGACATTCCACGACGCATTAGAAAGTGAGCGAGATAATGAGCGAGATTAAGTTTGAGAAGGGCCCTGTCGAGTTTGATGAGATTGCCGCTTACGTCAGTGACCTCAGCGACACTCGGTTTGACGCGCCTTTCCCCCAGCTTCGTTTCAAGGGGCGGACTCTTTTTATCACGGATGTCCTTCCAAGATTCAAGGGTAAGCGTCGACTTGTCACGATGACCATAAGCGGTAAGAAGAAGCTGTTTGATGTCTCAGAGCCGCTATTCTTCGATGGTAAGAAGTTCAACTTCCAGAACGAGTACGTCGAGATGACTTGGCGGGAGTACAAGAAGTACTGGGCCGACCAGCGTGGGGCTCGTCCAGACGTTATTCACTGGTGCGAAGAGCCGTGGATTGTCTACTCTTTCACCAAGATCATTGGGGATGACAGTCTGTATGTCGTAATCGGACGTAAGCCCAGCGAACGCGTCACTCTGCAGTTTGACAAGGATACTATTATTACTCGAGCTGCGAATGAGATGGGTACAGGTGCTACCTGGACTGTGACCGGTGCCCAGATCATTGCTAATGGAAAGAAGTGGGACTGATCGTGAAATTGACCCCATCCGGATATTATGAGTCCCCTCGAGTTATCAAAGGGGAGTACTTCTTAGCATACATCAAAGAGATTCTCGATTGTGGTGACGAGCTGTTTGTGCAGTTCGGTCCGAACAAGGACTCGAGTAAGGTATTGTCGTATACTCGTTTATACGATTCCCAAACTCCTAACGCAGTATTCTTCGAGATTGAGAGTTCTCTTTACAGCTGGACCATTATCGAGGATATCGCAAAATTCGAATTCGTACAGTACCGACCCCAGACAGCATGGAAGGCGATTCACATGGGAAACACTAAGCGGTTCAGCGTCAGCGACTTCGACGAGCTGTACATCAACCAGACATTCCGAAAGATGACCCCGGTCATTTTCCTGCATGAGGGGAGGTTCTGGCACGTTATGGGTCTCGAGCTGGCTGCTTCTAACGAGGCGGAGTGGTTCATATACCTCAAGCGGCAGGAGTCGGACTTCATGACCCGGGTTCCCTTCACCCGAGACCAGAAGTTCATCTTCAACCCTCTGTCCAACTCCTGGAGCCTCGACGATCCGACGGTGGAGATCACTGACCTCGAGCAGATCAAGAAGGCCCTTAAGTCGGACGAGGTGTCCGAGGTTATCGTCTCGGGGGTCCCGATGCGTCTCATCAGGGTTCAGGAGATTGCCAAGGGTGTCCTCTTCTTCGTCTTCCTCGACACGGCTGAGAAGCGCCGGTACTACTACGCCCGTCACACGACCAAGCTCCGTATTGTTACTAATGCGGGGAACGGGAACAAGGAGTACCTCCTGGATCACGTGAAGGCCATGCACATTGACTGAGCGCTGGCGAAGTTTACCCCGCCCCTTCTCAAGGTATGAGGCATCTGATCTCGGTCGGGTGCGCAATATCTCGACAGGTAGGGTTCTGACTATCCAGCGCTGTTCTGACGGAGCCCCCGGGTTCTCCCTGTATCGCGATGACTCAGGTAAGCAGACCATGGTTCGCTGTGGTGTGACTATCTGGCGTGCATTCCATGGAGAGCCCGGGAGGCGGCACTATGTCATCCACTTGAATGGCGACATGGCTAACTGCAGGCTTGAGAACCTCAAGCTGGTGTCCTACTCAGAGTACCGGACGGCCTGGTACGAGGAGTACAATGCTCGGATGGATGCTCTCTTCGAAGAGACCCAGTCTGAGTTCGACGACTACATCTTTGGCTCATGTACTGAGTCGGAGGCGGATAGAAAGGTTCGCTTTGGCGACTGAGCAGTGGGTGACTATCAATCACCCCTTCGAGAAGTATGAGGTCTCAGATCTCGGGAGGGTTCGGAACAAGCGGACTGGTCATGTTTTAACCCCCACCCTCGACAAACAGACCTGGTTCTATCGGATGTATCCGGTAGGAGGCAAGAAGCAGCTCAAGCGCTCAGCTGGGGTTCTTGTGTGGAATGCGTTTGTTGGATGGATTCCGGATGGCTATTTTGTCCAGTACAAGGACGGAAACCGACGAAACTTTACGCCGGAGAACCTCTACCTCAAGAGCAACTCCGAGTTCCGCAAGGAGGAGTACGCTGAGGGTCGAGCTGGGTTCTTGCTCGAGGAGTACGAGTCAGAGTTCGATGAGTGGATCTTCGGATCATGTCTCGAAAGGAGAACACACTAACCATGACAGTTACGTATCGTCCTGAGCAGATTCAGGCGGTGCGTCAACTGCAGAACGGCAGCATCTTGGCGGGTGGCGTTGGTTCAGGGAAGACCCTGACAAGCCTGGCGTGGTATCTCACGTCGGTTTGTAACGCCGCCTCGTTCAAGAAAGGGGGGTCCTTGGCTAGGAAGAGGGTCAAGGGCTCCCCTACGCTGTATGTCATCACAACCGCTAAGAAGCGGGACTCCCTTGAGTGGGAGGAAGAAGCTGCGCGTCTCGGTCTGAGTACTGATCCTGCATGTAGTTTCACAGGTTCATCCATTGTGGTGGACTCGTGGAACAACATCGGGAAGTACTCGGATCGAGAACACGCGGTATTCTTTTTTGATGAACAGCGTGCTTCCGGCAGTGGGCGCTGGGTCAAGGAGTTCCTCAAGATAACTAAGAAGAACACCTGGCTATTACTCTCAGCTACGCCTGGAGATGTCTGGATGGACTACCTCCCGGTGTTCATGGCTCACGGATTCTTCAGGACTCGGACGGAGTTCATGGAGGACCACGTCATATTTGACAGGTTCGCAAAATACCCCAAGGTCAAACGATATATAGGGGAGGCGAAGCTGCAGCGCTTGCGTCGGAGTATCCTTGTGGAGATGCCGGTGGAGCGACACACTACTCGTGAGAGGGAGTCGGTGTTCTGTGATTACGACCGTGACTTGTACAAGTGGGTCGTGAAAAATCGCATGGACCCCTGGACCGAGGAACCCCTTAGAGATGCAGGTGGGGTCTGCAGAATCTTGAGAAAGGTGGTCAGTGACAATGACTGGCGTTCAGAGCAAGCCAAGCGCATACTCTCAAGCAATGAGAGGGTTATCGTATTCTACAATTACAACTATGAGCTCGATCGAATCCTTGCAGTTGCAGAGAGCCTTGGAATGCCTACGGCGCAATGGAATGGACATCGGCACGATGCTATACCAGCAGAACCTCTATGGGTCTATATCTGTCAGTACACCTCGGCAGCAGAGGGATGGAACTGTACTAGTACCGATACGGTTCTCTTCTGGTCCCTCAACTATTCCTGGCGAGTGACGGAGCAGTGTGAGGGTCGGATCGACCGATTGAACACTCCATATTCTCGATTGAAGTACTACTTTCTTGAGTCGGATTCGTCGATCGACAAGGCTGTTCGGCGGTCACTGAGCTCGAAGAAGGTGTTCAACGAGAGGGCATTCATCGGTTAGAATACGTGTGACGATAAACCAAGTGGCCATTTTTTTGGCCATGTGGCCACTTTTTCGTGTTACGGGTGATACTGATGTTACTCGTCACACGTATTGTGGCCAAAAAAGTGGCCACTTGGTGTCACACGTATTGTTGGACTTTTCCTTGGAATTGCAACGAAAAGTGGCAAGTGGCCATTTTTTTGTGAAATATATTAATTGATTGATTGATTGATTTTTTATTATATATATGAAAATAGGGTTTTTTGCCACTTTTTGTCCACCCCCTAGTTTGGCGCCGTTTGATGATGTTTGATGATGTTTATCGATCGGATTTTCACATTAGTAACATCTGTAACAAAACCCCACCCATTCCAAGAATACCCCCTCTACAATACGTGTGACGCCCCTTGTCGCAAACTACGCATATAATGATAAGAAGGATAGAAACAAGCCTATCCCTTCTTATAGGCTTACCCAGAGGAGCACACCATGCGTGAGTCACAATTCCAAGCTCAGCTCATCAAGAAGATGAACAAGATGCTGCCCGGGATCATCATTCTGAAAAATGATCCCAACTATATCCAAGGTATCCCCGATCTGATTCTTCTCTACAAGAATCGTTGGGCAGCCCTTGAGGTGAAGCGAGGCGCCACTGCCTCAGTCCGTCCGAACCAAGCACACTATGTTCGGACTATGCATGCGATGTCGTATGCCGCATTCATCTACCCTGAGAACGAGAGCGAGATCCTCAGTGAAGTTCAACAATCACTCACAGCTTAGTGGGGCCCACGCATTCCTTTCCGCCAGCAAGTATCACTGGCTTAACTACTCTCCCGATAAACTGATCGAGACCTTTCGAACCGCCCAGGCTGCCGCAAAAGGCACACGTCTTCACGAGCTCGCTGCTGAGCACATTCGTTTGAAGATGCGCATGCCTCGAAATAAGGTGACATTCAACAACTATGTTAACGATGCTATTGGGTTTCGGATGGAGCCGGAGCAAGTCCTGTTTTACTCGGTCAACTGCTTTGGCACTGCTGACGCTATCTCCTTTGACAAGGGCCTGCTTCGCATCCACGATCTGAAGACTGGCGTTCACCCCGCCAAGATTGATCAGCTCATGATCTACGCGGCACTCTTCTGCCTCGAGTATGATGAGCGTCCTGGGGCTATCAACTACGAGCTCCGTATCTACCAGAATGACGATATTCAGGTAGCAAACCCCGAGGGCGACGACATTGCCCCAATCATGGACACCATCATCCAATTCGACAAGCTTATCGAGAAGATCAAGGAAGAGGAGGCCTAATGGATCTCGCTCACTATGGTGTTAAGCGTAAGTCTGGACGTTACCCATGGGGTTCCGGTAAGGACCCGCATCAGCACTCGGGCGACCTCCTCTCCACCATCAAGGACCTGAAGACAAAGGGTCTCAGCGAGACTGAGATAGCCAAGGGTCTTGGAATGACCACCACCCAGCTTCGAGCCCAGAAGTCCATTGCTAAGAACGAGAAGCGTAAGGCTGACGTTGCAATGGTGGCCCGGCTAAAGGAGAAGGGTATGTCCAACACGGCCATTGGTCGTCGTATGGGCATCAACGAGTCCTCCGTTCGAGCGCTTTTAGACCCCACCCTCAAAGAAAGGGCGGGGAGTACCGAAGCACTGGCCAAGGAGCTTAAGAAGCAGGTCGGTAAGGACGGTCTTCTTGACGTCGGACTCGGCGTTGAGGTTAACATGGGTGTTACAAGCACCAAAATGAAGACCGCAACCGCCATGCTTGAGGCTGAGGGCTATCACGTCCACAAGGTGAAGGTCCAGCAGCAGACGACTGGCAAATTCACCGAAATGAAGGTCCTGGTGCCTCCGGGCATGGACTACAAGACGGTTCTGGCCAAGCGGGGCGAAATTAAGGCCCCCGGGGTCAATATTGAGGACCAGGGTCATACGGTATACGGTATCGAGAAGCCCACTGCAGTTTCCAGCAAGCGACTGAAAGTTCGCTATGGAAATGAGGGTGGTACCGATATGGACGGTGTAATTGAGGTTCGACGTGGAGTCAAAGACCTCTCCCTCGGCGGCTCAAACTATGCCCAGGTTCGTATCTCTGTTGATGGTACGCACTACCTCAAGGGTATGGCGATGTACTCGGATGACATCCCCAAGGGATATGATCTCCGATTCAACACGAACAAGAACCCCACCGGAAACAAACTGGATGCCCTCAAGAAGCAGACAGGTGACCCGGCGAACCCGTTCGGTTCAGTAATCCGCAAGCAGCTTCACTACACTGACTCGAATGGTCGGAAGAAGCTCTCTGCGATGAACATCGTTAACGACGAAGGTACTTGGGGTGACTGGTCTAAGACCTTGAGCTCCCAGTTCCTTTCGAAGCAGCCAGTCTCTCTTGCTAAGCAGCAGCTTCAGAAGGTACGAGACAAGCGCCGGGCAGAGTTCGAAGAGATTATGGCTCTTACGAATCCCTCGGTCAAGAAGAAGCTGCTCCAGTCGTTTGCTGACTCTGTTGACTCCGATGCCGTTGATCTTAAGGCGGCAGCTCTACCTCGGCAGGCCAGTCAGGTAATCCTTCCCGTCCCAAAGATGAAGACCACGGAGGTTTACGCCCCCAACTTCAAACATGGGGAGAAGGTTGTTCTTGTTCGTCACCCTCACGGTGGACGATTCGAGATCCCTGAGCTGACAGTCAACAACAAAAACCCCCATGCTCGAAAAGCAATAGGGACTAAGGTTAAGGATGCAATCGGAATCCACCCCAAGGTGGCGGAGCGTCTGTCTGGTGCAGACTTCGACGGAGACTCTGTTCTCTGCATTCCGAACAACAGCGGAAAGGTGAAGACCTCTCCTGCTCTGAAGGGCCTGAAGGATTTCGATCCCAAGGTTATGTATCCTGCTTACCCCGGAATGACGCCCATGACTTCTAAGCAGAAGCAGATGAAGATGGGTGAGGTCTCAAACCTGATCACTGATATGACTATCGGTGGTGCAAACCAGGCTGAGATTGCCCGGGCCGTTAGGCACTCCATGGTTGTGATTGATGCCGAGAAGCACAAGCTCAACTACAAGCAGTCCGAGATTGATAACGGTATTGCCGCCCTCAAGAAGAAGTACCAGGGTAAGGCAAATGCTGGGGCTTCCACTCTCATCAGCCGTGCCTCATCTGAGAAACGGGTTCCTGAAAGAAAAGCCCGGTCCGCTTCAAAGGGTGGGCCCATTGACAAGAAGACCGGACGCAAGGTCTATGAAGAGACTGGGGCTACTTATGTAGACAAGCATGGTAAGACTGTGCTTCGTACAGAGAAGTCTACTAAGTTGGCAGAGACCCATGATGCATACTCCCTCGTTTCTAAGAACGGGAGTGCTATTGAAACGGTCTATGCCAATCACTCTAACGAACTGAAGGCTATGGCTAACGAAGCCCGTAAGGCTACGCTTGCTATCCCCTCTGTTCGAAAGAACCCCCAGGCTGCAAAGACCTATGCCCCTGAAGTTAAGTCCCTCAAGGCCAAAGTAAACGAGGCCCTCAGGAATAAACCCAGGGAAAGACAGGCTCAGGTCCTAGCTGACGCAGTCATTAGGGCTAAGAAGCAAGCTGATCCAACTCTTGCCAATGATAAAGAGCGTCTCCAGAAAGCCCGGCGCCAGGCTTTAGCCGAGGCCCGTCAAAGAACGGGGGCTGGTAAGAAGCCTTTCGCTATCACTCCTCGAGAGTGGCAGGCTATCCAGGAAGGTGCTGTCTCACAGGCTGCTCTCAACAAGGTTCTTGAACTTGCTGATGAATCAGTAGTAAGGGAACTGGCTACACCTAGGTCGCAGCCTAAGGTATCGTCCAGCATGGTGTCCAGAGCCAAGGCTATGAGTAGTAGAGGTAAGACTGCTGCTGAGATTGCTGAAGCTTTGGGAATCTCTACAACGTCTGTTCACCGTGCTCTAGAGGAGGGCTGACCACACCATGGTACACACCCTCTCACAGGGCCTCTCTGAGGAGGTCTACTATGGCTAGGATGTTGAGTACTATCGACAATCCTTACGATCCAAGAACTTCATGGGACGAATGGTTTGCTTTTGACACTGCCCATGGCTACGGTACCTGTGGCCTCCTGGCCAGGCTGTGCACATCAAGCGATTCGTTAAGTGAAGAACTTGAAATCGAAGAAATTGAAAATGCAATTGATCGAATTCTCAATCTTGATGGAACAAATTTCTATCAAACTTTTGAGATTGATGATTGAAAAATAAAAATTTCTTCGTCGACCCGGGGGAGGGGGGGTCTCGCATTTAGGCCCCCCACCCTCATCGCCGCCCCCTCCATATTTTCCCCGGAGGGATATTTGGAAAGCCAATTGGGGACTAGGTTCTAGGGCCCACAGGAAGTTTCTCGTGTGCTCCTTTCTTCCTGCTGGTCTCGCTCACAACGGGCCCTAGAATCTAGCCCTCAATTGGCCCCAAACGCCCTCTATCTAAGGAGCAACTATGGGTAAAAGGGCCGCAACACCCTCTAAACCCGCTCGAACTGTGGAACAACGAGAGGCGCAGATGATCAATCTAGCGCTTGAGCTCGCTGAAAAGCAGCTTCGGGAGGGTACAGCACCGGCAACCACGGTGAACCACTACCTCAAGCTCGCCTCCACAAGAGAACAGCTGGAAGTAGAGAAGCTGAGGAATGAAACAGCACTCCTCGAGGCGAAGAAGACGGCGCTCGTCAGCGCTGAACAAGCCGAGAAGATTGCCAAAGAAGCCATCGAAGCCTTCCGTACATACTCTGGAGCGGGAGATGTTACGAACGTATACTGAACTGGCACGCCTCGAGACCTTTGAGGAGCGGTTTGACTACCTGGCTCTCACCGGGCAAGTCGGTACAGCCACGTTTGGCTTCGATCGTTACCTGAACCAACGATTCTACACCTCGACGGAGTGGAAGAAGGTCAGGAACTTCGTTCTGGCTCGAGACGAAGCCTGTGACCTCGGGATCGAGGGACTTGATATCAGATACATGCCGCTAATCCACCACATGAATCCGATTCAACCCAGAGATCTCGAGGAATTCAATCCAGACATCCTCGAGCCAGAGTTTCTCATTACCACAACCAAGAATACCCACAACGCGATACACTTCGGAGACCGATCGAGGTTGACACCACGAGTTGTTGAGCGTCGACCGAATGATCAAGCTCCCTGGAGGATCTAATGGGAACCATTCTTGAAGATACTAAGAAGGCAATCGGCATCATGCCGGGATATGATGTCTTCGACGACCAGATCCTCATGCATATCAACACTGCACGGATGGATCTCGCACAATTGGGGCCAAAATGCGATGTCCCGATTGAGAAAGATACTGCCTGGAACGTCTTCGACCAGATCGACGACGAAGCAGCAATCAAGTCTTACATCGCCATGAAGGTTAAGCTGTTCTTCGACCCACCGGGGAACTCCTTCTTGGTATCGGCATACCAGAAGCTGATCGAGGAGGCAGCATGGCGACTGATCTATCAGACCGAGGGGAAGCAGAGGTAGAAGACCTCATTCACCACGGTGTAAAAGGCCAGAAATGGGGCGTCATCCGCAAGAAGGCTAGCGCTGGTCGGAAGGCCACCATCAAGGCCATCCAGAAGAGCGGGCGATTCACCGCCAACGCGACCAAGACGACTATCAAGACCGCCCGAACTGGAGCGGCCAAGGTACAGAAGGCTAAGCAGGCTCACGATGCCCGAGTTGCCGGAAAGAAGCAGGCAAAGGCTGACGCCAAGGCCCGAAAGAAGTTCGCAAACCGCGGATACAAGAAGATCAGCGACTCCGAGCTTCAGTCACGAATTAAGCGGCTGGAGCAAGAGAAACGCTATCGGGAGCTCAAGGCCGATCGCCACCTGGTTCGAGGTCGTGAGGTCACTCGATCGATCCTCGAGAATTCTCTGACCAAGGCCGGGACCTACGCAGCGACCAAGGCTATGAAGACCGCCTTTGATAAGTCATTTGATCCGGGTAAGACTGGTAAGTCTACTGCGGAGACGCTTAAGAAGGCTGCTGAGAAGGCTAAGGAAGCTGCCGAGGCGGCCTCAGTTGTCGCGGAAGAGGCCAAGGTGGAGTACCGGTCGACTGGCGGACCTGCTAAGGTAAAGGGTCCGGCGCTTCCAAAGAGTAAGAATCCAAAGCAGATCGAGAAGCCGAAGTCGTACAAGCAGACTAAGCCCTCCCCCAAGAAGAAGCGCTACCCGCGCAACCCTGGGAGCACAGCTAAGTAATGCTCTCGAACACCGCAGTACCAAAATACTACGGGCAGTTTCGAGATGCAGTCGTCCGAGGGGAGATTCCGGTATGCGAAGAAATCTCATGTGAGATGAATCGCATCGATGCTCTCATCGCAAACCCGGAATACTACTACGATGACAAGGCTGTAGAGGGCTTTATCGCTTACTGCGAGAACGAGCTCACGCTGTCCGACGGAGCCGACCTCCATCTTCTTGACAGCTTCAAGCTCTGGGCCGAACAGCTCCTTGGCTGGTACTACTTCGAGGATCGTCAGGTCTTCGTCCCATATGAGGACGGAGTCGGCGGTCGATACGAGACCAAAACAGTAAAGAAGCGCCTAACAATCAAGCAGTATCTGATCGTTGCTCGTGGAGCGGCGAAGTCGATGTACATGTCACTCATCCAGAATTACTTCATGGTGATCGACACGACAACGACGCATCAGATCGCTACGGCTCCGACCATGAAGCAGGCTGAAGAGGTGATGGGTCCATTCAGGACCGCCATTACCCGAGCCCGAGGTCCGCTGTATAAGTTCCTAACTGAGGGATCCATTCAAAATACAACTGGTGCGAGGGCTAACCGCCAGAAGCTAGTTGCTACGAAGAAGGGTGTGGAGAACTTCCTCACCGGATCCCTCCTCGAGGTACGCCCCATGTCCATCGACAAGCTTCAGGGTCTTCGACCCAAGGTTTGTACGGTGGATGAGTGGCTATCTGGAGACATCCGTGAGGACGTCGTAGGTGCGCTCGAACAGGGTGCCTCTAAGATTGATGACCCGGTCATTCTGGCTGTCTCATCCGAAGGAACCATCCGCAATGCGGTGGGCGACACCATGAAGATGGAGTTGCTCAAAATCCTGAAGGGCGAATACATCGCCCCTCACATCTCAATCTTCTACTACCGCCTTGACGACATCAAGGAAGTAGCAGATCCTGCTATGTGGGTGAAAGCCCAGCCGAACATCGGCATCACTGTCTCTTATGATCGGTACCAGCAGGACGTCGAGCGAATGGAACAAGCTCCAGCTGCTCGAAACGACATCCTCGCCAAGAGGTTCGGGATCCCCATGGAGGGATACACCTACTTCTTCACCTACGAGGAGACGATCCCGCACAGGAAGAACACCTTCTGGAACATGCAGTGCGCTATGGGCGCCGACTTGTCTCAGGGTGATGACTTCTGTGCGTTCACCTTCCTGTTCCCACTCAGGAATCAGGCTTTCGGCGTAAAGACTCTAGCATACATCTCTGAGCTGACGCTCATGAAATTGCCTGGAGCTCTGCGCCAGAAGTATGACGAGTTTATCCAAGAAGGAAGCCTCCGAGTCATGGAGGGTACCGTCCTGGACATGATGGAGGTCTATGAAGATCTGGACCTCTACATCGATGAACAGAAGTACGACGTCTCGGCGTTCGGGTTCGACCCGTACAATGCTAAGGAGTTCGTAACTCGGTGGGAGCAGGAGAACGGACCGTACGGTATCGAGAAGGTAATTCAGGGTGCTAGAACCGAATCAGTCCCCCTCGGGGAACTTAAGAAGCTGGCCTCGGAGCGCCTTCTCATCTTCGATCAGGAACTCATGTCCTTTACCATGGGGAATTGTGTGACTCTCGAGGATACCAACGGGAACCGGAAGCTACTGAAGAAACGCTCGGAAGAGAAGATTGACTCAGTGGCTGCTCTGATGGATGCCTTCGTGGCATACAAGATCAACAAGGAGGCATTCGAATGAGCGAGGAGGTGAAATGGGTCTTAGTGATCGACTAGCTCACGCATGGAATGCGTTTTCAAAATCCCCGGATAAGAAGAACTTCACTCCGGAGTATGGTTCATGGACATTCGGTAATCCAAACCTGAATTACCGTCCTGTCGTCGGCGACCAGACAATCGTCACGAGCATCTATAACCAGATTGCTATTGATGTATCGAATGTTCCCATTCGGCATGTCAAGACTGACGATAACGGCAACCTCAAGAGCTACTACCGTAGTTACCTTGATGATTGTCTGTCTCTTAGCGCCAACATCGACCAGACCGGCCAGGGTTTCTTCCAGGATTTGGTACTCACGCTCTTCGAGGAGGGCGCTGTAGCGATCGTTCCTGTAGACACCGATGTAAGTCCAGACCTGACTCAGGGCTACGACATCAAGTCTATGCGAGTCGGCACAATCCTGAACTGGTATCCTCGCCATGTTCGAGTCGAGGTCTATAACGACCAGACTGGACAGCGAGAACAGCTGACTCTAGAGAAGGAGTTCGTTGCTGTTGTACAGAATCCTCTGTACAGTGTAATGAATGCTCCGAACTCTACGCTACAGCGACTGACGCAGAAGCTCCACCTGTTGGACGCCATTGACAAGCAGTCTGGATCCGGTAAGCTGGACATCATCATTCAGCTTCCGTACGTCGTAAAGACTGAGCTGAAGAAGCAGCAGGCCGAGGCACGTCGAAAGGCTATTGAGGAACAGCTCGCTGGGTCGCAGTACGGTATCGCTTACACCGATGGTGCAGAGCGAATCACCCAGCTGAACCGACCTTCCGAGAACAACCTCATGAGCCAGATTCAGTGGCTCACCACCCAGCTGTACAACCAGCTCGGGATGACTGAGGATGTCTTCACCGGCAAGGCTGATGCTCGACAGATGCTGAACTACCAGAACCGAACGGTTCGTCCAGTTCTGAAGGCGATCACGGATGCCATCACCAGGACTTTCCTCACCAAGACTGCCCGAACGCAGCGTCAGCGGATCATGGCGATCGAGGATCCGTTCCTCAACGTCCCGCTGGAGGAGATGTCCAAGCTGGTCGACTCCGTCAAGCGCAACGAGATCGGTACGGCCAATGAGCTTCGACCGAAGTTCGGCTGGGCCCAGTCTGAAGACGAGACGGCAAACCAGTTGGTGAACTCCAACATCAATCCGATGGACGAGGAACAGCCGCCTGGCGAAGAGCCGGTCGACGACGTCCCTGCATCGGAGGTACCAATTTCCGAACTGATGGAGAGTAGTCAAAATGGCAGTTAAGTGCGATTTCTCTGGCTACGCCACGAAGAACGATGTTCGGTGCTCGGATAACAAGGTAATCCGACACGGGGCTTTCGCGGCGTACGATGGGAAGACTGTACCTCTGGTCTGGCAGCACAAGCACGGCGACGTCGAGAACGTCCTCGGGCATGCCGACCTTGAGGTTCGTGAGGACGGCGTCTACGCCTACGCCCACCTCAACAACACCGATCGTGGCCGGACCGCTCGAGAGATGGTCAAGAACGGCGACATCAAGGCGATGAGCATCTATGCTACTCACGTTCGGGCTCGGGGCAACGATGTTGTCCACGGCGAGCTCGTCGAGGTGAGCCTGGTGCTCCGCGGCGCCAACCCCGGTGCCCTCATCGACCAGGTCTCCATCGAGCATGGCGACAACGGCGATGAGATCGAGGCTGTCATCTATACTGATGCGCAGCTGGACTTCGTCTCGCATGGTGATGATGTCGATGACGAGGATGAGGACTTCGAAGCGGAGGAGACGGACGACGTCGAGCACGCTGAGGAGGAGCCGGAGGCCGATGAGGCTGAGGGCGACGAGGACGACCCCACGCTCGGGGAGATCTTCGAGGGAATGACCGAGGAGCAGAAGACGGCGGTTTATGCCATCGTCGGACAGCTCGTCGATTCCGTAGATGAAGAGGCGGAGGAGTCGGAGACCGAAGAGGTTGAGGACACCGCCCATTCCGACACAACTGAGGATACTATGGCTCACAAGAACGTGTTTGAGGGCTCCGCTACCACCGAGGAGCTCCCCGTCCTGACTCACGCCCAGGTCGAGACCATCTTCGAGGACGCTCGCTCTAGCGGCTCCCTGAAGGAGGCCATCCTGGCCCACGCCGATGCCTACGGCATCAAGCAGATCGAGACCCTGTTCCCGGACGCAAAGGATCTGTGGACTACTCCGGAGTTCATCAAGCGCAAGACCGATTGGGTCGACTCCGTTGTTGGTGCTGCCAAGCACTCACCCTTCTCCCGAATTCGCACCCGCTTCGCCGACATTACTGCTGATGAGGCCCGTGCCCGGGGTTACATCAAGGGTAATAAGAAGGAAGACGAGGTCTTCACGCTTCTGCAGCGTATCACCTCGCCGACCACCATCTATAAGAAGCAGAGGTTGGATAGGGACGACATCCTGGACATCACTGACTTTGATGTCGTCTCCTGGATCCGCGGTGAGATGAAGATCATGCTTGAGGAGGAGCTCGGTCGGGCCGTCCTCATTGGTGATGGTCGACCTGTCTCCTCCAAGGACAAGATCAAGGAGGACTGCATCCGCCCGATCTACAAGGAGGACAGCCTCTACGCTCCTCGCGTGATCCTGGCGAAGGAGACGTCGGTCGACGACATTCTGGACTCTATTGTTCGGGCCCTGGATGACTACGATGGTGCTGGCAACCCGACTTGGTTCGCTGACCCTCGACTCGTCACCGAGATGCTCCTGCTGAAGGACAAGATGGGCCACCGCCAGTTCCGCACCATTGCTGAGCTGGCCGACTACATCGGCGTCTCCAAGATCGTCAAGGTCCCGCTGATGAAGGGCCTCAAGCGCACCTCTGCCAAGAATGGCGAGCTCGAGGCGCTGGGTATCATCGTCAATATGTCCGATTACACCATTGGTGCGGACAAGGGCGGCCAGCTCTTCGCGGCTGAGGACTTCGACATCAGTTTCAACCAGTACCACTACCTGCTGGAGACTCGTCTCTCCGGTGCGCTCACCCAGCCCAAGTCGGCTGTGATTGTCGAGCGCAAGGTGGAGTCTGGTAACGTCGTCCCGGAGGCGTGATAGATGGCCAAATTCTTCGGCGAGATAGGATTTGTAACTCAGGTCCAGACCGAGCCGGGAATTTGGGAAGACAAACCAATCGAGAAGCAGTACTATGGCGATGTGTTTCGTGAAGCGCGTCGCTTTGGTGCCAGTGATGAGATTCTGGGGAGTATCAACCTCAGTAACCAAATCAGCATTATTGCTGACGGGTTCTTAACGGATAACATCCAGAGTCTCAAGTACGTACGCTGGATGGGGGGACTTTGGAAGATATCCTACGTGGAACTGAAGTTCCCCCGTCTGGTTCTCGAGTTGACGGGGGTGTATAATGGACCGACGGCTAGCTCTCCATGAGAAGCTGGTAGAGATCCTCGGGTCGGATAAGGTCTATTACCAGCCACTCCCGTCACTGAAGCTCTCGTATCCGTGTATCGTATATGAGCGGCATCCGGGTGATCCGATGTACGCGGACAACCTCAAGTATATCAAAGCAAACCGGTTCCAGGTTACTCTGATTGCCCGGCATCCCGAGGACCCGACACGAACGAAGATCGAGGACCTTTTGTTCAGCCGCCATGAGTCTCGACTCGTAGCGGACAACCTCTATCACGACATCTTCGACGTCTACTATTAGGAGATAACATGGCTGCACTTGTCTGGGACAAGACTGGTGAGCGCCGTATTGAGACTGGTGTCGACCACTGTGCACTTTATGTGTACAACCCCACCACCAAGACCTACGGCACCGGCGTTGCTTGGAATGGTATCACCGCCATCTCCGAGAAGCCCGAGGGCGCTGAGGCCACTGACCTCTACGCCGACAACATTCTGTACCTCTCGATGCTCTCGGCTGAGAAGCTGAAGGCTACAATAGAGGCCTACACCTACCCCGACGAGTTCGAGGCTTGCGACGGTTCTGCCACTCTGACCAAGGGTGTCAAGATCGGTCAGCAGGACCGACTGGCTTTCGGTCTCGTCTACCGCACCAAGATCGGTGACGACGTGGCTGGTCAGGACAAGGGCTACAAGCTCCACTTCCTGTACGGCTGCAAGGCCTCTCCTTCCGAGAAGGGGTACAAGACCGTTAACGACTCTCCCGAGGCGATCTCCTTCTCCTGGGAGCTGTCCACCACCCCGGTCAACGTGTCTGGTGCCAAGCCCACCTCGCTGCTGACCATCTCGTCTCTCGACGTCGATGCCGGTAAGCTGAAGACCCTCGAGGCCAAGCTGTTCGGTTCCGACGCTCAGGGTGGAGGCGGGGCTCTCGAGCCCAAGCTCCTCCTGCCGGACGAGATCAAGGCTCACTTCGCAGGCTGATATACCACACCGGGGGCTCAGAGACCTAGACTCCTGGGCCCTCGGTGCCTGCAATGCTTATAGTTTCTATCCCGGATCTCGACGGGTTCGATGAGGAGACAGGCACCTTTGTCTCCATGCCTGGCGGAATCCTGCACCTGGAGCACAACCTGGTCGCGCTGTCAAAATGGGAGTCAATTACCCATAAGCACCTCATCGGTAACGACAAAGTTACCCCTGATGAGATGGCTCTCTACATCAAGTGTATGATCACAGATGAAGAATACGACCCGTCGCTCCTGGATAGGATTCCCCCATCCGAGGTTGAGCGTATCAGTGCCTACATGGCCGATACGATGACCGCAACAACAGTCCGTGATACCGGAGATGGGTCTGGATCCGGCGAGTACACATCCTCCGAACTAATCTACTACTGGATGATCGCTTGCCAGATCCCATTCGAGTGCGAGACATGGCACATCAACCGACTACTCACACTCATTCGGGTCTGCAACCAAAAGAACCAGCCCGATAAGAAGATGTCCCAGTCCGAGATTATGGAACGGAACCGGGAACTCAACAGAGCTAGGCGATCAAAGCTTGGCTCGAAGGGATAACAATGATCAGTCACGAAGACATTCCCGAGGAGGCGCTTGCTCCGCAGGCCCATATCGGCACTGATCCCATGGAAGACAAGGACATTCATGTGTCCCAGACTACTGAGGTGATGAAGTGAGCATCGCAGATCAGGTACTCGCTCGAGCCGCAGCGAGGATTGGTTACTATGCACCAGACGACCCTCAGCCAGGATCTGAAGCTGGACGATACTGGGCAGCTCGAACTGGTCAGCAGTGGCTTGCTGGATCATCCACAGATGTTTGGTGGTGCATGCTCTTCGTCAGCATGTGTCTGGACGAGTGCGGGCAGATTGACGCTATTGGAGGATTCTCCTTTAACACTGACTACACCGTCAACAAGGTCCGCCAGCACCCTGACGCTTACTTCGTATCAGTTTACGACGCCCGACCGGGCGATGTCGTCATCTACGACTGGGACGGCGGCGGCACTGACCACGTGGGCTTCGTCGAAAAGAACCTTGGCGGAGGCACGCTCCAGACGATCGAGGGCAACACCTCGTCTGGCAGCTACGGCTCTCAGTCTGCTGGGAACGGTGTTTGGCGGCGTGTCCGCAATCAGTCGATCGCTTATGTGATCCGGCCTGCGTATACTGACTCTCCGAGCAACACGGCTCCCGCTGGCCCTGCTGACATCCGTGCGCTGCAGCGTGCAGTCCGGGCTACCCCCGACAACGTGGCCGGACCGAACACTCGCTCTCGCTGCTACGCTCTGGCTGCGGCCTCTGAGTGGGGTGGGAAGACCTTCCCCTTCGGTGTAGCATTCACGCAGTCTGTGGTCGGCACTGAGCAGGATGGTATTTGGGGCGATGCCTCTGAGGAGGCTCACGACGCAACCGTCGAGGCCGTCCAGGCTGCAGTCGGCGCAGAGGTCGACGGCGTCTACGGCGCCGAGACAAACACCAAGGTAAACGCCCTGCTCGACAGGGCCGAACAGCCGTAGGAGGCTCAAAATGGCAGCGCCATACTGTACAGTTACTGGTACTATTCCCGGCGGAGAGAACGGTAAGGCCACAGTTCGAGTCACCCCGGACGTCGATGGAGCCACCGCGACTCTCAACGGTACCGAAGTCTCCATGCGTGAGTATCTCATCACCACGGATCAGGCTGGATCTATCCGAGTCGAGATCCTTGCTCCGGGTTCCGGCGTCAACCCCGGTGGAAACTGGACGCACACCATCGAGATCAAGACTCCGGCTGGGGTTTCGACTAAGCACGTCTCTCTCGTCCAGGGTGAGACGATCGATATCGTTTCCGCTGCACCAGTTCGGAAGATTGCTCCGGACATCTTCTTCGGACCTGCATCTCGACCCCTTCCCCTCCTGTCGGGGGGTAGTGGTGGGGGCGCTGGTCTCTCTACCGTTCTTGGCTCTCTCCCGCTTCAGCCGGGCCGAGTTGTTCCTACGGTTGGTTTCTTCGGGGATTCATGGTCTACTGAGGCCATGATGGGTCCCGGATTCAACCTTCCTGCCGCGGCTTCTCGACTGCTTGGTTGCGTTCCGATGGTCAGCGCGGTTGACGGTAGTGGGTTTGCCCACTCTAAGGAGGGGAACCTCAACTTTGAGGCCGACTCTCGAGTCAATGCTGTCTGCGCATCCATCCCCAACCTGATTGTCACTGTTGGGTCTCTTAACAGCGACAAGGTTGTGGAGAACGGCGACGCAAACGGCTCTAAGATCACAGAGGCTGTTCGTAACTTTGTCACGAAGGTTCGTACTAAGCTCCCCAACGTTCCAATCATCATGGTTGGGCCAGAGCCCTCCTCCGTGAGCCGTATCCAGTCTCGTGATGCCCACGTCAACGTAAAGGCCCAAAAGGCCGGCGTCGAGGCTGCCGGTGGTGTGGCTAACGGTGTCGTCTTCATCGACTGGCTGGGTATCGCCGACAAGCAGGCTGTCCCCTTCCGCGAGGGTCGAGAGAATGCCGAGGGCGATGTCGTGGTCTATGGCGGTGTCGCTTATCGAGTGACTAAGGCTTGGACTGCTGGCTCCGGTGAGACCCCGCTCACTCCAGGGGCTCCGACGATTCAGGTTTCTGACGTTCTGTCTGGAACTGGTAACGAGGCTAACAAGCAGAATGACGGGACTCGTGACATTCTGCTGATGTCTGATAACACTCACCCCACTAAGGCTGGATCTACTGCGTTCGGTTCGGCGCTGGCTATCCGAATCTCGGAAGGGTACAAGGCAATCGAGGGCTGGGCCCAGTCTAAGGGACCGGTGCTTCCTGCCACCAAGGTAGTGACACCTACGCCTGGACCAGCTCAGCCTCCAGTACCTAATCCGGGTGGCACACCGGTTCCTCCCCCGCCTCAGCCTAAGCCAGCTGGTCTCCCGATCATGGCCTGGCTTCCTGGAGGATGGGGGACTGAGAACCGAATCGCGTACAGCCTCGACGACATCAAGGCTGTGGCTGCCCTCAAGCCGGATCAGGTTGCACTCCCGATTCAGTCCACAGCTGATACGAATGACTCTGCGGTAGCCATCCCTAATAACTATGAGTCAGGCAAGGAGTTCAGTCAGTACGGGCTCGATACAATTCGAAACGCGGGTGTGAATACCGCTGGTATGATCGAGGCACTTAATACTCTCGAAGCCCAGAACATCACGGTACTCCCGAACGTTCGAACTGGAAAGGTGGATGCTGGAGCTCAGTGGTACCGTTCTTCCGATGGCAAGATCCTCCCGATCCTATTGAATCGTACCGGTAAGCTATACTTCGCGATTCACTACCGTGGCCAGAATAAGCTCCGGGAGATCATGAAGACCGACTACACCGGTCTTAAGCGTGTCTCGGACAACACCGATGGTGCCGCAGACTGGCAGATCTCCGCGGTCAAGGACGCCCAGCTCGGTGTTCTCCCGGCAAGCACTGGAGCAAACGCGTGGTCGGCTGCAAAGTCCGCTTTCCCCGAGGGTGTCTGGGTTCTTGTCGCCAATAAGGACGAGCAAGCCTCGGCAACCGCCTCGGCGAAGGCCGCTGGTGTCACCATTGTCGGATGGGCCGTTCCCAATGCTGAGGCATTCGCTAAGCTGAAGGCCTGATCTAGGAGAATCATGATTACGATCGAGAGCCAGGGAGACTGGAAACTCACCAGGAATTGGTTTGACAGAATGACGAAGTTAGACCTGGCTCTGATCATGAATCAGTTCGGCAAGGAGGGGGTTTCTGCTCTCAAGGCGGCGACCCCCTCCAGGTCGGGCGAGACAGCAGCGAGCTGGAACTACGAAGTCACGAGAACCGGCAATAACTGGAAGATCACCTGGACAAACTCACACGTAAATAATGGCGTAAACATCGCCGTCATCTTGCAATATGGTCACGGTACTCGCAATGGCGGGTATGTCGTCGGCCGAGACTACATCAACCCCGCTATCAGGCCCGTATTCGACAAGATAGCGAAGAAGGCCTGGAAGGAGGTCACTAAGTAGTGGCAACTATTGACGAGCGGGTAGTCTCGCTCAAGATGAACAACAAGCAGTTCTTGTCTGCGATCAAGGAATCCGCGTCCAGTATGGACCGACTCAAGGAATCCTTGAAGATGCAGGGGGCTGCAGATGGTCTCTCTCGTATTGGAGAGATCGCTAAGAATACCACCCTCGGCGATCTGGCCACCAAGGCTCTCGACATCGGCAAGAACATGACCGTCATGCAGGGTCTTGCCGTCACCGCATTCGGTGGAATTGGTGTCGCGGCGCTTAATGCTGGTCGAAGCATTGTCTCTGGTTTCATCGGAACCATTAAAGATGGCTTTAATGAGTATGAGCTCAAAATGAGAGCAATTCAGACCATTATGGCCAACACAGTCGAGAAGGGGACTACCCTCGGCGAAGTTAAGACCTCCCTGGCCGAGCTGAACACCTATGCCGATAAGACGGTATACAGTTTCAGTGACATGACTCACGCCATTGGTCTGTTCACCGCAGCTGGTGTCGATCTTCAGACATCCGTGGCATCAATTAAGGGTCTGTCTAACCTCGCAGCGGCCTCAGGTTCAACTGCCCAGCAGACAGCCACGGCATACACTCAGCTTTCTCAGGCTATCGCGGCTGGTGCAGTCCACCTTCAGGACTGGAACTCGCTGGTCCAAGCAGGCATGGGTGGAGAGTCATTCCGTAACGCTCTTATCGAGACCTCCCGAATGATGGGTACTGGCTACGATGAGGCTATTGCTAAGGACGGTAACTTCCGAGAGTCTCTCAAGGAAGACTGGCTTACTGCTCAGGTCATGACTACCACCCTTACCGCCTTGACGAACGACCTCTCTGAGTCCCAGCTCGTCGAGATGGGGTACTCTGAGGAGCAGGCGCATAAACTTAAGCAGTTTGCTCAGGGTGCCTTCGACGCCGCCACCAAGATTCGAACGTTTAGTCAGCTAGTTGACACCACTAAGGAAGCTATCGGCTCTGGGTGGGCAGAGACATTCGAAATTCTATTCGGTGACTTTGAAGAGGCATCGGTTCTATTCACGTCTATTGGTGACTGGCTCGGTGGCGTTATTAAGGCCAGCGCTGACGCGCGAAACGGATTCCTCCAGATGTGGAAAGATCTTGGAGGACGCGCATCCCTTGTTCAGGGTCTGGCCAATATCTTCTGGGCCATAGTCAAAGTTCTCGGACAGATTGGAACTGCCTTCCGACGAGTGTTCATGAATGCTAGCGCTGAAGGTCTTGTTCGCATCACCAAGGCCTTTGAGAATTTCACATCTAAGCTCATCATCACGAATAACTTTGCGGATAAGCTTGAGTGGACATTTACAGGACTGTTCTCAATCTTCCACATCTTCACGACAATCCTTGGCGAGATTGCTCAGGTTATCTTCACGGTAGCCTCGCATATTGTCAGTGCACTATTCCCAGCCTTCACAGGAATTAACTCTGGCGTATTCCAGATCACTAAAGTCCTCGGCAAGGCTATCTACTGGTTCGACCAGTGGTTCACCAAGTTGGACATCGGTGGAAAGCTACTGAAGCTACTCCTGCCTCCGATCGATCTTGTCGGTAAGGCCATCAAGTGGGTTGTGGATAAAATCCATGACTTCATCATGTGGCTCGACTTCGGGGGTAAGGTCACCGGGGCGGCGAATGCTCTTAAGGGTCTTTCGTCGAAATTTGGTCTCGTCAAGGATGCTCTGAAGAACTCAGTAGTCGGCGAGTCGTTCCTCACCGCGTTCGAGACCATACAAGACACTCTCGATAAGGTCAAGAACAACCTTAAAGAGTTCGGCAATAGTGTGGGCGATAAGCTAAAGGCTAAGCTTACTGCAGGCAGGTCGGCTCTATCCGAGTACTTCAAGGGTTTCGATCTCAGTGGTATGACGTCAACCGAGGCGATCGTTGCTAAGCTCGGGACCAAGTTCGACGAACTCGGCAATAAACTCAAGATCGATGAGAAGGTCCAGTGGCTCAAAGAGAAACTCATTGAGCTGCGAGATGCCCTTGTCGATACGTGGAACACGGTTCAAAATAGTGCCGTTTGGGACAAGTTGGGTAAGGCGTTCGCTGACGTCGGCGGTAAAGTCAAGGAAGTAGCCGTCTCTTTCCGCGACTGGGTTAACGGTCACGGCGAGGTTAAGGCCAAGGCTAAGGAAGCGGCGGGAGCTGTATCGGAAGTCGGGACTGCGGCAGCGCAGGCGGCTAAGGAAACCGGTCAGGCCGCAAAGGAGAACTTCCTCAAGAAGTGGTTTGAGGATATCAAGCAGGTTGCTAACGCAATCCATCTCCCTGAGCTGTTCGACACTATCAAGCAGAAGTTTGTAGAGTTCAAGGACTTCGTGGTAAACACCTTCGCCCCCAAGGTGAAGGAAGGTGCTAAGAACGCGTTCGGCTCTATCGGTACCGCGATGAGTCAGGCAAACTCCAACCTCAAGTCCTATGACATGGGTAAGATCCTTGTCGGGGCTATTGGTGGTGGAGTACTTATCGCCTTTACTCGATGGATCAACTCCTTCAAGGAGAACTTCGACAAGATCGGAAACGTCGCCGACAAGCTCGGTAACGTATTTGATAAGCTCGGAGGAGTCCTCGAGGCATTCGAGCAGAAGGTTAAAGCCAAGGCCCTTCTGACGATCGCAATTGCTCTCGGGGTTCTTGCCGGAGCGCTGATCCTGATGTCTCTTGTTCCGGCTCCGAAGCTCCTCGTCACCCTGGCTGTCTTGAAGTACCTCTTCAAGATGATGGACGACATGCTTGAGTCCATGACCAAGATGGTGGCCTTCAAGAACGATAGCGTTCGTATTGTGGCTATGCTCATTGCTATGGGTGCCGCTATGATCCTGATGGCGACTGCTGTCCGGATTCTTGCCGGAATGGATCTCAAGGGTGCTGTAGTCGGTATGGTTGCTATGAAGGTCCTCATGATGACCATGCAGGAGTTCATGACTAAGATGGCTGCCACCAAGGGAGTCGAGAAGGGTGCTGGAATCCTTCTTGCTCTTGCTGCATCCTGTGTCATCCTGTCTCTAGCAGTATACACTCTTGGATCCATGGATACTGGTAAGGCTATCCAGGGAGTCGTAACCCTCGCTGCGGTTGTGGCGATCCTGTCTGGGTTCATGATGGTCGTTAGTAAGGATCCTTTCATGGGCAAGGGCGCTGCGATTCTTCTATCGCTGGCTGTCTCTTGCAACATCCTTGTAGCTGCTATCTGGATGCTTGGTACGATGGACACTGGCAAGCTTCTCCAGGGCGTCATTGCTTTGGGTGTCATTATTGCGGAGCTATCCATAGCAATGGCCATCGCCGGGCGAGCCAATGCTCGTGGAGCAGCAGCTATCATCGCTATGTCAGCGGCAGTTATTGTCTTGACAGGTGCGGTGGCTATCCTCGGTAACATGGATATCGAGACCCTAGCCAAGGGACTCATTGCTCTGGCAGCAGGTCTGGCGATTCTGGCAATCTCAATGGCGGCAGCAGACGCCTTCAAGGAAGGTGGAATTGCTCTAGGGATCGCCTCTATCGCATTCCTGGCTCTGGCCTCCGCGATGAAGACCCTATCCGGGATCACGTGGACTCAGCTGGCAATTGGTTTGATCGCTCTTGCTGGTGGTATGCTGATCTTGGTGGCTGCGGCAGCTGGCGCTCAGTACTTTGCAGTCGGTATGATCATTCTTACTGCTGCACTATTGGCACTCGGTTTGGCACTACTCCCGATCTCGATTGGTATGGCGGCCTTTGCGGCAGTACTGGGTATCTGTGCTACAACAGGTGCAGCGGCGTTCCTTGTCCTGACCGAGGGATTGAAGCAGCTAGCGGCAATTCTACCACAAGTAGCTATTGATTTCGCAAATGCTATTGCCAACTTCATCATCACCCTGGGTTCTAAGGCTCCAGAGCTTGCAGTTGCTATGGCGGCATTGCTAGGGGCGATCATTTACGCTATTAATGTCAATATTCCAGGCATTGTAGCATCGTTGTTCATCCTGATCCAGGCGATGCTTACCGAGCTGGCCAACCACGCATACGAGTTTGGTGAGAAGGGCGCCACGATTCTGGCTAACTTCCTGAATGGAATTGCGGACAATATTGGCAAGGTCATTGACGCTGCCACGAATGTCATCCTGAACTTCCTTGATGGAATTGCCAGGAATGGTCCGAAGATCATCGATAAGGGTATGTGGACAGTACTCAAGCTTCTTGAGGGCGTACGAGATGCCATCAACAAGTACTCTCACCGGTTCAATAAGGTTGGTCGAGAGATTGCTTGGGCTATTGTCGATGGTATGACAGACGGTCTCGCATCCAAGGCCTGGAGCTTCGGCGAGTCCATGGTATCTGTGGCGAAGAAGGGCTACAATAAGGTCAAGAACTTCTTCGGGATTCACTCTCCTTCTCGATTGATGAAGGAGCTCGGTGGATACGTTGGAGAAGGTCTTGCTATCGGTATCGAGAACACTGGCGAGCGCGTCGCCGAGGCGGGAGATAACATGTCTAAGGCCGCGTACGACGCAATGTCCGCAGCTCTTGACGGAGTCAATGAACTCGTCGAGGACGACCCGTCCTTCAAGCCGGAAATCAAGCCCGTTCTGGATCTAACTGAGATGCAGAAGCAGGCTAAGGGAATCAACAACTTCCTTCCCGCCATCGGAGTAACGGCACAGGCTGCTAACGCGGCTCGGCCTCCCGCTCCGATCGCAGTTGACAATTCCGACAAGAATAGTCAAAATGGTGTTACAAACATCACATTCAACCAGACCAACAACTCGCCTGAGGCGCTGGATGCGGCGACTATCTATCGCCAGACCCACACTCAGCTTGCTATGGCAAAGGACAAGTTGACACTATGATCTCAGAGATCTCGTCCACGACCAAGTCGGGGGATCGACTTGCAATCGATATCACAGACCCCTACTCGTCGGGGGTCGCGATCAAGGAGATTACTGGTCTGGGACCAGTAAAGGCAGACATCAGCACTGACCGATATGCCTTGCTGGACGGAGCGTTCCTCAAGGGGGTCAGGGTTGGTACTCGCACTGTGGTACTGACTCTGATCCCCTGGGGGACCGACATTCAGGAACTCCGACTCAAGTGCTACTCCTACTTCGGAGTCGGAGAGACCATCACTCTCGGTGTGACTACTGACTGGCTAAACGTGCACTCCGACTTCATCGTCGAGTCCGTCGAGCCGAACATCTTCTCTGAGCGGCAGGAGATCCAGGTCTCCCTTCTTGGACTGGACCCGTACTGGAAGTCCTCCGCTACTCAGATCCAGAAGGTTGTTGGCTTCAACGACAACACGCCTTCCTTCGAGTTCCCGTTCTTCTCCGAGCCAAACCACAAGCTCAAGTTCGGCGACATGACCAACTCTTCCGGTAAGGACATCCGCTACCTTGGCGACTACCCGGCTGGTGCTACCATCACAGTTGAGTTCTCGGGTACCGTGAGTAACCTTATTGTCTCGAACGTCACCTACAACGAGACTATGTCCATCTCTCGAGCCGGAAACTTCTACGCTGACGAGAGTATCGTCATCGACACTCGGCCAGGTAAGAAGTCCATTACACACCAGGCTCGAGGTAGGAAGTCTTTCATCACTGGTGTTCTGGCTCCGGGGAGTACCTGGATTCAGATGCACCCAGGTATCAACACGATCGCCCTGCAGTATGCTGGGGGCGTTGACGACGTTAGCGTCTCTATGGAATACGACACTCTCTACAGGGGGATTTGATGCAGCTGTTCTTCGCGTTCCTCCATAACTACGAAACGCTTATCGAGGTTCCGAATAACTTCTACTCGCTCAACTGGACTGAGCGGGCCTACGACTATGGTCAGTTCGAGCTTCAACTCTACTCGGATCAGCCGGGGTATGAGTACAGTCTCGGGAACCTGTTTATCCGAGACGACACGGATACCGTTATGGTCATCGAGACCGCTACGGTGAAGCAGGAGGATGACGGTGTCTACCTCCACAAGTACACCGGGCGATCGCTCGAGTCGATGATGGAATGGCGAATCCTTCCACATAGGCGATGGATTGAACCCGACGCCAATGGCCAGTTCAATGCCCAGGCTATGGCTGAGGATGTTGCGCACAGCAACCTCGGTAAGGATGCAAAGCCTGAGCGAAGGATTGACAACTTCAACTTCCACAGAAATACCCGTGTATCTCAGATGGCCTACGTCAATGACACAGGGCAGAAGATCCAGGACGGCAAGTGGATTATCTACGACCGGGCGCCAATTGCGGACATGTTCAAGAATGTCATCTCTGCCTGCAAGCCAAACGGGTACTCGCTCTTCTACAAGATCAAGCTCGAGAACGGCGGCATCCACTGTTACATAACTGCTCCTCGGTTGATCAACACGATCACTCTCGCACAGGAGAATGACAACTTCTCGGACTTTGAGTCAGTCGATTCAATCGTCGACAAGAAGAGCACGATCTACGAGATCTTTGATACTGGTGACGTAGACCTGGACTGGGTTGCGGATGGAACTACGCATACCCGGGCGCACACCCTTCGATCCGAGAACCCGATCACTCGGCGAGAGGTCTTGTGGGATAACACCCAGGTCCACAAGCCATATTCCGTCAAGGACTGGAAGGCGCTTACGCCGCTTCAGAAGAAGCACATCTCCTCTCTGACCGAGGTCTGGTATCCATTCTGGGTTCTGGACGCTATGTTCCCGAAGTACACCCCACTCAAGATGATCTCGGGTAAGATCAATAACTTCTCGAATGTCCTGTACCGTAGTGGCTTCGATGTAGGTGATATCTTCTACTACGTCCCATCTGGAAGCAACCCAGTCCCAATTGAGTGCCAGCTCACAGAGATGACCGAGTCCTGGTCGGCTGACGGGTTCTCTCAGGTTCCTTCCATCTCCATGTCGTCTCGTACCAAGTGGAATGGCGACGGCTTCCGTATCGACTTCACTCGCAATGGACCCGGTGAGGTCATCGTTCCTCGAGAAAGGGATTAGCATATGGCCATTACTAGTGGTTTCTACAACTCCGTGAATGGCGACCGGACATACGACGCCGACCAGTTCGGCTCGCTGTTCGACGGCATTATTGCCCCGGGGGTATTTCCGAATGTGGGTGACAAGTTCCGTGTTCGACCCACCAACAACGGGATGTCCGTCTACGTCGGCTCCGGCAAGGCGTGGCTGAACAGCCGATGGGTCGAGAACTCAGGTGACGAGACTGTCACTCTGACTGGATCTCACGCTACTCTGGACCGTATCGACCTCGTATGTGTCGAGGTTGACCGATCCAAGGCCATCCGTGGTGCTAAGATCAAGGTCGTTCAGGGAACCCCTGCGGTTACACCCACCGTTCCCTCAGTAGATGTCAATGGTGATCGACAGACGTTCGCTCTGGCACAGATTAAGATCATCAAGAACTCTAGACAGATCACGGCCGAGAACATCATCAGTCTCGTGGGTAGTGCCCGTACTCCCTACGTGAGCGGGCCTCTGCAGAATATCAACCTGGATGCTCTCCAGGCCAAGCTGCAGGGCGAGTTCAACACCTGGTTCGAGTCCGTCCGAGATGCCCTGGCTAACGCCGGTGGAAACACCTCGACCGACGTCGCCAACCTCAAGGTGAGTGACCGAAACCAGAACGAGCGACTCCAGGCAGTTGAGGGTCGTATCGCGGGTACTGAGCTCAACATCACCAAGATCAACGAGAAGTTCAGCAACTCGGGCTCTGTCTATGGGATGCTGAATGACTCGAACGTGGGCGTCCACAACTCCATCTACCGAGGCGCCTCGCTGGGTAGTAACGTCACTCCATATCTCCAGGCGATTCGAAGTGGTTCATTCTCCGGGCTCTACCTCGGGGATTACTGGACCTACTCCGGTATCACCTGGCGTATCGTGGCGTTTAACTACTTCATCAACATCGGTGAGCCCCCGTTCCGACAGAACCATATTGTGGTCGTCCCAGATGCATCTCTATTCCGAGACGCATGGTCTACCACGATCCCGGATCAGCGCTCGTATGTGGACTCTACCCTGAACCAGTCTACCATGACGAAGGCTAGCCGCATGGCTGAGTCGCTGTTCAACCGGTCCAACATGGTTGGCGTATGGACTCGAGTGGCTACCGGGTATGACGGGAATGGTTCCGTTAAGGACTGGCGCTGGTACAACCCGCACATCAATATCATGGATGAGGCCATGCTCTGGGGTTCATCCATCTTCGACGACTCACTGTCTCGGGGTATTCACCACAGCCAGTTCCCAGCCTTCCGGCTCAACCCCGCCCTTGTTAACATCGAGGAGGAATACTGGCTCCGTGAGCGTGCTTCTGCTCAGACTGCGGTCTACATGAAGTCCACTGGTCAGTTCTCCCACGCCCCGCTGAACTACTCCTTCGGGGTTCGCCCCTATCTAGCGATCGGTTAACATGCAGCACTTCGGATTCAACCCACTGACTGATATTGTCATTGCAATATTCCTTTCAGTTCTGGGTTCCTCCGGGATGTGGGCTTGGATCATGAAGCGTAGTGAGCGGACGTCCGCCACGTCAAGGCTTCTGCTCGGAATGGCCCATGACCGGATTGTATATGTCGGGAAGACATATCTTCATCGAGGATTTCTGACCCTCGACGAATATGAGGACTTCATGAAGTATCTTGTAGAGCCCTATTCCGAGTTCGGGGGGAATGGGCTTGCTGAGAAGATAGTGAATGAGGTCAAGAATCTTCCCGTAGTCCCCACCCCTAGACCCCCGGCAAAGAGGAAAACCAATGGCTAAGCACCTTCAGGAGAGCAAGTTGAACAACAAGTCCTACGATATCCTCAAGTGGGTTGCGCTGGTCGCCCTTCCGGCTACCTCTGCGCTCTACCTTACGCTTGCGGCTCTGTGGCACCTGCCTAACCCGACTGAGGTCGCGGGCACTATCGCGGCGATCGATACCTTCCTGGGTGTGCTTCTCGGCGTGAGCTCCACCAAGTACCAGGGCACCCAGCCCTCCGGCGCTCTCCATGTGTCTGAGGACCAGGGAATCCATGCCACCTTCGACCAGGGCGTCGCTGAGATGCTCCGGAACGGGAAGGTGACGCTGGACGTCAAGCAGGTCTAAGCGAGAAAAACCTGCGGTATAATGAACCCCTAGAAAGGAGCCCATCCATGAAGAAGACTGACCCCATCCAGCAGACGATTGAAGCTGCTCTGAAGGAGGCCGAGCTTCACGATCCCTCTAGTGAGGACTACACCACAATTGCTCGAAATGTCGAGACTCTTGCGAAAGCCAAAGCCCTTGGCGAGAGCAAGAAGCTCAGCAAAGACGCGATTCTCGGTGCAGTAACCTCAATGGCAGGCATCGTAGCCGTCCTCCAGTACGAGCGACTTGCAGTCGTCAGCTCGAAGGCGTTCGGTTTGATCATGAAGGTTAAACCCTTCTGAGATTCGTCAGGCCCCCTGTGCTATACGCATGGGGGGCTTGGCTTATCTTTTTTCTCCCGCGAGGAAATCTCAGGGTATATTGAAGACCCTACTCTGAAAGGAACCCCCATGAACTTCATCATGAACTACACTGGCTACATTGTCCTCCGCTACACCAACTGGTGCTTGGACAAGTACCTCAAAGTTCAGGACAAGTTCTTCCCTGCGAAGTAACTTCATCTATACCCCTACATGGGGTATAGGCTTTCGCGTGAAAAACGGGCTCTATATTGAAACCCGTCATAGAAAGGACACTCTCATGAACCTCTCTCCCGCCGCTGCACAGGCCGCCCTCGACTACGCCGAGGAGCTTGCTGCTACAGGACTGAGCTCTGAGCAGTACGACCACTACTACCTCTGACACAGTTCTAGATCCCGCCATGGGATCTAGGCTTATCTTTTTTTTTGGCCGCGTAGGAATCCTCGAGTATATTGAAGACCCTACTCTGAAAGGAAATCCTATGATCTACTCAATCATCGCCCTCTCCATTTCTACTCTGATCCTTCTTATCGCGATCATCTGCTGTAACCTCGTCATCATCGGCCAAGTCGATGAAATCAAGGAGTTGCAGGAGCGAATCGAAATCAAGGACCGGACCATCAAGTATGGAGAGACTGAGATCAAGATCCACACAGACTACATCGAGAAGCTAGAGTCCCAGCTCAACAACTGAGACCCACCTATACCCCTACATGGGGTATAGGCTTTTCGCGAGAAAAACGGAGGGTATATTGAAGACCCTTAGAAAGGAACCACAATGACCACCCTCCTCGCTCTTGTCATCGCCCCCTTCGTCGTCATCGGCACCCTGCTGATTGTCGCCGAGATGGTTGGCAAGAAGAAGACCTGGAACTTCTGATCCTACCACCTTCCAGCCAAAGATCCCGCCATGGGATCTAGGCTTATCTTTTTTTTCGCAGGATAAACCAGCCCTATATTGAAGACCCTACTCTTAAAGGACCACATCATGACCATCGCTATCATCGCCCTCTCGATTGCACTTCTGATTTCTGTCGCTATTAACTTCCGACTGAACTCCCTCAAGAATCAGTACCGGAACAAGGTTACCCGTAATAACGGGACTAGCCTCGTTCTGGCTATTGATCTCTGGAAGGAGATTCAGGACTACAAGGACGCGAACTTCAAGAATCAGGAGATGATTGAGGAGCTGATTTCGACGAATCAGGCCCAAGCCCGAAAGATTCAGGAACTCAAGAACCGTATCTCGTTCTGATACGGAGCTATACCCCGACATGGGGTATAAGCTTTCGCAGGTATTTCCTAGCATATATTGAAGACCTACGAAAGGAAAGACCGTGCTCTACATCGCACTTGCTATTATGACCATTCTCACCATTTTCTACGGGATTGCTTATCAAGAGCAAAAGCACAAGACCTACACGCTCAAGTGTAGAGTTGACATGCTCAATTGCAACAATAAGATCCTACAGGAAAAGCTGGACAAGGTCAAGTGCAAGGAAGAGATGGACAAGTACCCCATCTATTCCCGACTCTAGTCTAAGCCGTACCCCTACATGGGGTATAGGCTTTCCGCGAGAAAAACCAGGCCTTATATGAGACCCCTCTATTTGAAAGGAAACCCTCATGACTGAGACCAACGACACCCCCGTTGAGACCAACGAGAAGATCGTCGAGTTCAAGTTCAACAAGGACGCTGTCCTGCCCGCTATCAAGCGAAATTCCAAGAAGCTGATTGCTGGCGCCGCTGTATTTGCAGCCGGTACCGCTCTCACCCTCATGGCGTTCCGCTCGGTTCCGGACACCGACGAGCCCGAAGAGCTTGAGCATGACGACCTCGATGAGATCGACGAGATCGAAGCCTCTGAAGAGACCGACTGAGACCTCATTCTATATCCCTATCCTGGGATATAGGCTTTTCTAAGGAGCACACATGAAGTACCTACTCGACGCTATATTCCTCACCATCTCTGCTTGTCTATGCTGGGTGGTGTGGGATGCTACCGCTGGCAATATTCTCTCCCATCGAGTCTTCCCGACAGCCGCTACCGCTGGGATTCTCATTCTTGGAGATATTTACCTCCACACTCTTACTGACGACTAGCCCGCGAGAAAAACTGGTCCTATATTGAAACCCCGCCGTTTGAAAGGACCACTCATGACCCGCATCATCGTTTCTGTCATCAAGAGCGCTGTTTTCATCCTCGGAATTGTTCTCGCCTCCTGCTTTATTGGCAGGGGTGCGAACAGCCGGATGAAGCACGTTGTTGGTGTTCACCAGCGTGTCATCGCGCGCCGTGATCGTAAGATCAACCGCTGGTAATTCAGCACTATACCCCGACTTGGGGTATAGGCTTTTCCTCGAGAAAGGAGCACACATGTTCGAGGAACCACCGATCTACTACATCCTCATCAGTCTCATTTTCCTGATCGTCTTCGGCGCAGTTGCCTTTGCAACATGGCTCGTATGGCTCACATCCATCGCCTTCTTCGCCAAGCTAGTCATGACAGCAATCGGGTTCCTTCTATGTGCAATCACAGTCATTCTCTACACGATCTCGGCGGAGTGATATGTTAGTCGTACTTCTCGGTCCAAGTTGTTCAGGCAAGTCCACATTTCAGAAGGAGCTGGTTGAGAATGAGGGGTACCATGCAGTCCGCACTGCAACGACCCGACCTAAGCGTATGGGAGAGGACCTATCTTCCTACTACTTCCTCAAAGATCAAAGCTTTGCTGAATGGGAAGTACGGGGCGACCTCTTTTGCGTCGAGAACTTCCGAGGTTGGCGGTATGGTGTTCCTCGAGACGAACTGGTCCGATCTGCATCCAAGACGAACCGATGCGTCATCCTCACACCCGGAGGAGTTATGGAGCTCCTGGCAAAGCACGCAGACATCGTCGTCGGAGACGCTCTGTCCGTACTCTACCTCGGTGTTGATGGAACAACCGGAGAGGCTCGCGCATATTCACGAGGAGACGACCGACGGGAGTATCTGCGCCGAATGGCTGCCGACTCCATCGATTTCCGACACTACCCTCGGGAGAATGGTGTTTGGGAGTTTACGCCGGATTATATCCTGGATTGCATCAACAATCCGCAGAACTACAAACTGAAGCCCCGTCTCAAGCGAGTTGAAAGGAAGCACAAGTGAGCATCATCTGGTGGACACTCTATATTCTTGGAGCCCTTACCGCGTTCTGCGCTTGGGTTCAGATCATGGCTCTCATCGGGACATATCTCAAGGCTCGGCGAGAGCGGATTGAGGGTACTTATTCTGGAATGACTCGTAAGGATATCGAGTCTCTGATTCGGATGGAGATCCGTGCTTACCACGAGAAGGAGGACAAGTGATCAATGCGAACAGTTGTACGCAATTTATCAAGGCAAACGCGCCAGCGATTCTCACGGCTTCCGCGTGCATTGGGACCGTCGCTACGGCCATCCTCGCAGCGAAGTCTACGACGCTCGCGATTGAACGGATCGCCGATTATTGTGAGGATAACCTCCGGTCGCCGGAGGACCTCACCTGGCGGGAGAAGTTCGCAATATCTTATCGGGTGTACATTCCCCCGGCCATCACAGGGGTTGCAACTCTGGTATCGATTGTCGCGGCAAACCGTATCCAGTATGCTCGTGGAGCGGCGTTTGCGCTGGCCTACACGGGTTCAGAAGCGGCGTTTAAGCGATATCGAGACGCGGTGGCGGACGTGGTTAAGCCGAAGGACCTGGAGAAGGTTAAGGCCCGCGTTGCAGAGAAATCGGTTCAAGATGCTGGCAAACCTGTGTCCGGATCCGTTCTGGTCGCTTCCTCCGGAGACGTCCTCTGCTATGATGTATTCTCGGGACGATATTTCAAGTCCGACATTGAAACAATTCGTCGAGTCGAGAACAACATCAATGGGCAGCTCAATCTCGAGTGTTATGCCTCTCTCAATGAGTTCTACAATGGCCTCGGGATTCCTCCCATCGCCGCTGGGGAACTGGTAGGCTGGTCTGAGCCGAATTCCCTCTCTGTGGAGTTCGGTTCGCAACTGACAGAGAAGGGCGAACCCGTCCTGACCGTCGACTTCCTTGTGTCCCCCAAGGAAAACTACTTCAAGATCAACTGAAAGGAAACCATCTATGTTCTCTCACATCATCCGCGTCCGTGGCATCTTCGACGACGAGCCCACCACCAAGAAGCTCTACTTCCACATGAGCCGCCGCGAGATGTTTGACTTCATCAAGCGGTATGACAATGTGACCAACTTCGAGAAGTGGCTCCAGGCCGCTATCGACAACGAGGACCTCTACACCATGATGAAGTTCTTCGACGACCTCATTGGTACCTCGTATGGTGAGCGTCAGGGCGAGCGCTTCGTCAAGTCTGAGCAGATCAAGGAGTCCTTCCTCAACTCACCTGAGTACGAGGAGCTCTTCGACCAGCTCATGGACAACCCGGCTCTCGTCCGTGAGTTCTACAACGGTATCCTTCCTGAGAAGATCATGAAGCAGGTTCAGCAGGACCCCAAGTACAAGGAGCTCGACTCCAAGCTGAAGGAGACGGAGCTCAAGAACCTCTGATCCATATTTGGGGGCCCTGGAGAAATCTGGGGCCCCCACCTCCTTGAAAGGGGCCACCTTGGCTAACGCACCAATCCGTCCGAACCTCCCATCCAACAGCAAGCTCCCAGAGCGCAAGAAGGTTGAGCAGGTCACTACTGCCACCGTCACCAAGAAGAAGTCTAGCTTCGGGACGAAGGCGATTTCAGCTTTCGTCGGAGAGGATATCCACAATGTCGGCGAGTATCTACTCTACGATGTTACTATCCCTGCTATCAAGAACACACTCTCGGATCTGGTCAGTCAGGGCATCGAACGTCTCCTCTTCGGAGAGTCTTCTCCTCGAGCTCGCAGCTCGTCCGGGGGGTCCCGTGTCTCCTACGGATCATATTCTCGACCAGGCTCGGCGCCAGGCAATCGACGAGACGCTTCTCCTCGTTCACGCCGATACCATGATTTCTCAGAAATCGAACTCGAGTCCCGAGATGAAGCTTATCTCGTTATCGACCGACTTGGCGACATCATCGAGGAGTACGGTCTTGCCACCGTCGCCGACCTCTACGATCTCTGCGGTATCACTACCGAATACACTGACGAGAACTGGGGCTGGACTTCAGCCCGGTATATGTCGGTGATCCGTAGCCGTCGTGGCTACATGCTTCAGCTCCCGAAACCTGACCACATCAATGCACGATGAATCCTCAGAAAGTGCGGCTTGAGCTTATCGCCGCCTACCCATTCTCAGACAAGTGGCGTCGCCGTGTTGAATGCATGGAAGACGACCAGGCAATCGCAATCTATCTTCGACTCAAGGAAGCAGGACGTATCAAATGAATCTCGGAATTGTTACCCGTCTCGCCGGACGCGCTGGACTGGTTCTTAGCAAGCACGCCCCCACCATTCTGACCGCCGCTGGTACCGTTGGCTTTATCGGCACCACGGTTCTCGCCTCCAAGGCGACCCTCAAGGTTGAGGAGACCCTCGCTGAGGAGACCGCCCTTCTCGTCAAGGTCCACGAGGCCCACGAGGACGGCAAGCTCACCGACAAGGATGCCACTCGGGACAAGGTTATCCTTTACACCCGAATGACCACCAAGCTCGCGAAGCTTTATGCCCCCGCCCTGATTCTTGGGGCGGCCTCTATTGCCTCTCTGGTGACTGGGCACGGCATCATGCTTAAGCGGAACGCCTCTCTGGCTGCAGCTTACGCCGCCGTTGACCAGGCCTTCAAGACCTACAAGAAGAAGGTCGAGGCCAAGTTTGGTAAGGACGCAGTGCTTGACGCTCTTGTGTCCAACACCGAGCAGGAGATCGCCGATAACGCTCTCACTCTTGAGGCAGTTGCGGCTGTTGACAAGGTCTCCCCTTATGGCGTTATTTTCGACGAGGACAACCACAACTGGTCTGCTGATGAGGATCTTGCCCGTCTGCACCTCACTTGTCAGCAGCAGTACGCGAATGACATCTTGCAGTCTCGTGGTCACATCTTCCTCAATGAGGTGTACAAGATGTTGGGCTTTCCCCACACTCCCGCCGGTGCTGTGACCGGCTGGGTCAAGGGGAATGGCGATGACTTCGTCGACTTCAATATCTTCGATGGTATCTTCGAGGGCGAGGACAAGAACGGTCGTACCGTCACCAAGTGGGCGCTGGACTTCAACGTCGACGGCGTGATGTACGACAAGATCTGAGGTGCCATGTTTGAGAAGATCGCATATTTCGCAGCCGGAGCTGTCACTGGCGGCCTTGGCGTATATTTCGTTCTTGCTCGCAAGTTCGAGCAGGACTTCCAAGAAGCCACAATCGAGATCAACAAGGAGCTTGCAGAAATTGCTGAAGCGAAGCACAAAGAGCGAGTGGGAGATGGCCCTGAT